TATATTCATCTTTAATCACTATTTTAGAAAGGATTAAACTTTTTGAATCTTCATAAATTCGAATACTATTTTTATCAACATGAGCAACATCCATAAGCAATATTGCTTTCGAATACTCTTCTACCCTTTCAATGGCATGGGAAAGAAGCTCGTCAGATCTGATGCCTGGAATACAAAGCACATTTATCCTTGATTGAGCTGGATCTGTTAAGAGGTTAACTGCCTCTTTATATGAGTTTACAATTGAGTTAGATTCTCCTGACCCAAAGCTCATAGTTAGACCAATATCTGGAGAATTCTTTCCTTTTCCTCCGTCGTCTGCTGATGACGCTCTATCGTTCATAACTGCCATATCTGAGTCTAAAATATTAAGACCGTCAAATCCGCCGTAAAACATATTAGTAAACCCAGCGTACTCTGAGAGTCTATTAAAGTAAACAGAAGATGTTAGTGCGTAAAGTGAAGCAAGGGTTAATCTTGTTTCAGTTCCGCTATTACGTGATGCATCTTCAAAAGTATAGTCACCAGCATTAAGAGATGCATTCCTTATATACGCAGAATCTCTCATAAGATCCCTTGCTGAACCAGTTAACAGTGCTGTGTACCCACTAACAGTTTCTGGGTCACCTGCTAATATATGTTTCCCTAGAGCGACTCTTGACAGTGTAAACTTGTTACTGTGAAAGTCATCTGCGCCTGAACCTGTTAAAAGTGTATCTAATCCTGATATCCCAAGAAACTTTGAATAATTATCAAGAAGATCGTTGTAGATAATTGATTCATTTGGTCTTTTTACTGGGTTGGATATTTCACCTTCCCTTGGAATTCTTTCAAATTGAATTCCCCATCTTAAATCTTTAATTGCCGACTCTTTAATCGATCCGTGACCCGTGTAGTCAGGTGATGAAAGTGCCTCGCCCATCGTAAGCTTAAATCTAAAAGGAACGGGAGGAAGAATAGATCCTGACATAACATTTTTCGAACCGTTACTGTCACGTATCTTTGCGAACCTTGGAGATTCCCCTCGACCCAAGTCTAAGTTTTCTACGTTTGGTTCCTCGCCAAAAGTCTTAATAAGTGGCAAACCTCTAAACCCAAAGGGAACTGCTTCTTTTGGTGCATCCTCGTTAATAATACTGTCAGAAAGAACCACTCTTATTCTAGATGAAACATTAGGATATGTTCCTTTTACAAGAAGCCTTCTTTCTGCTGGGTCTGTTGTGTCAAAATTGTAAACTAGCTTCATATCGCCTATTTTACTGGCAATAAAGTTTTCGCTATTTGGATTTAGATTGCAACCTACATAGCTTTCAATTACTTGTGGTGAAGTGTCCAAATCTCTTTTTACACGTAGTTCAACATTAAAAGTAGGATAAGGATCTTCAAAATCCTTGGGCTTTTTAATATTTGTAATTGAAACCTTAAACAAGTTATTAGCATGAGATCCATCATCAATGCATTCAAAATGGAATAAATCATATTCAACATTTCCAAAAGGTTGTGATATAAAAGAAGTAGTTCTTGGTGCTTGATACCTTGATTTAAAGTTTCCAAATATTTCAGAAAAATCTCTTCCTGATACTGCTGATGTAACATCAGAACCGCTTAGTAGACCAATACCAGTATTATTTGAGTCTGTTATTTCACTAGTATTTGTTGGAATAGAAGCAATTTCATTTTCAATAGGAAAATGGGCGTAAAGTAAATGTTTATCATCTTGAAATCTTGAAGGATCAGTATTTAAAACTTTTGCAATATAAGCATCATCAGACGGGTTTAAAGAAGCAGAAAATACTTTTGCACCTTTGAAACCATCAACTGTTCCTAGTGAATTATCACTGGAAGTAAGAACAAGCTTAAACTTTCCGTACATTTCGTTTGTTGTGACCCTTCCAAATGTACATCCAGAAAAGTCGTTATTGCTAGCAGGGTCAAAGCTTCCATCATAGTCAACTAGCGTGAATTTTGAACCTGACGTCGTCATTAGCATTCCTCTTACAAGAAAAGCATCTTCGGATAATGTTGTATTATTAGATGCAAAAACAGGATAGCCATCTGCTTCTCCTGTTGCAATTTCATGTTCGGCACATATGAATTGAACTTCTCCAAACGGGTATTTTCCTGAATCGTCTTGTTCACCTGATGAAGTTACGATGAAGCCGCCGTTTTGAACTGTTCCAAATGTTTCTGTATCTAAAAAGTGTGAAGATATTGTATTGGCTCCTGCACCAAGAACTCTAACAAAAGTTAACGCATCTCTATTTTCTAAATATTTTTTTACCGCCAAAGTCGACGGATACTCTGGTCTTGCTTCACCAAAAATCTCAACAAACCTTTCATAACTGTGTACTGTTGTAGGTACAAATGCGGGACCTTTTTCAGAAAATCCAACAATCCCGGCAGGTACAGTTGTGATAGCTTGTTCAAGGTTTTGATCTCTTTCCTTTACGGTTTCAGTATTAAAAAAACCTGGGGACTTAAAAGTCTGTTCAGCCATACATAGTCTCCTATCATTATATATATTTTCTAATATAAGTATCAGTCAAAACGTCAAATTTCTATATTAGTTTATATCTTCTATTTTTCTTAAAAAGTCTGCTGACAAGACTGTTTCTCCTTTCCTTCTGTTGCGAGATAAAACTTTTCTATATTCTTTTACTACTTGACCAGTCTTAGGATCGATATCTTCAAACATTAATTCAATTCCAGAATCCTCAATGCCTTCGTCAGGATTTCCATCACTATCTAAAAGATCAACATCACTTAATATAAACTTATTTGTCTTGTCTTGATTGTTATTTACATCTTTAAGTTTTATTGATGATGTTTTTGACTCGCTTATTTCAAAGTTAATTTCAGGAGATGAAAGAAACCGTCTAAAAGGAGTATTAACACCATCAACATCAGGAGCAAGAAGATAAGAAGGAACTGTAACTGTAAAGTTATGCTTAATAATTCGCTCCTCTGAGGAGTATTCTGTGAAGTTATCATTTGCTGTAACAGATGTTGAAACATAAGCAAAGTGCTCATATCCTTTATTTGTAAATATTCTGTATCCTCTGTCTTGCCCGTCAAATTTTGAAACAAGATGCTCAATCATTTGATTAGATTCAGTTACGTATTGAGTCCAAAACGTTACGTCGTATTCAACAGTAAAAAACTCAGGATAAGGAATTGTTATAATCTCGTATATGTTTCTACCAATTCTTGAAGAAAGATCTATTTCGTTTCTATAAAGGGATAAGTTTCCCTCGTTTCTTCTTGATGCCTGACTATTTTTATTTTGAATGTTTCCAGGATATACATCTCCTTTTACATATTTGCGCTTAGAGACGTTTTCTTGATTTTTTAATCCTAACTTATTAATAAGATTTTGATAATCTCTATCCTCCTCTGCGAGTCTTCTTTTAATTATATAAAGGTCTTGATCTCTGTTGGAAATTGCTGTTCCATAAGGGCTTTGTGTTGGTGACAAGTCTATACTTTTTCTAACAATTGAAATAATTGGCAAGATAAGTGCATTGTTGTCATCACGTAATGCTTCTTTTCTTCTTGTTAGTGCAAACCTTTCACCAGAGGCAAAAACAACTGGGACTTTAATAGTTCTGTCTTTGTTTGAAACTTCAAAGCTTAATCTTTTATCAAACAGCTCAAACACAGCTCTGTCGACATCCTCTATTCCGTTATTGGGAACAGAGTATTCTTCTTCTGTGTTTAAACCTTCAAATCCGCTGCTTATACCTTTCATAATTAATCCTCATCGTAAAAAGAAGATCCGGCGCCTGTATTATCACCACGAGGAGAAACTTCTTTGGGTCCCGTTATAGGCTTTTCAAGAACACCTTTTTTAACTAGATCTCTAACATCACCTGTTTCTCCTAGCCTGTTCTTTTCAAATCCACGCTGCTGAACAAATGTATCTTGAACAGCATCTTCGTCTGTGTACTTTTGAGATGTGGGACCAAACACTTTTGAAACAAACTGTCTTTTTCTTGCCTGCTTTCCTGTTACTGTTATAAAGTTTCCATATTCTATTTGACCGTAAATTGTAGATGATGTAGGTGATTTTATAACTTCAAAGAAAACAGATCCGTATGAAAAGAAGTCACCTTCATTTACTTCGATTCCCTTATCTAAAAGATCTTTCTTCTGAATGTAACACTCAATGTTATAAAACTCTTCAGATCCAAACTGATTTGTTCTTATTTCCTGCTCTTGATACTTGACCATACAGTCTATTTCAATTGGGTCATCAAATATCTTGTCAGGAGACTCTTCGTAAATATCATGTATTTGAGTCTTAATTTCTGAAATAGAATAATAATATATCTTTTGACCTACAACGTCTTTAACTATCTCTTTTGCGATGTCGTTGATAAAAGACATCTCTCTTTGTGTTATGAAAAGCCTGGCCATAATACTATCCTATTGTTATTGATGCACCATTTGGAATGGGAATAAATTTAAGCTGCTTTTGAATCATCTCAGCACGGGTAGAGCTTACTTCAATTAGCTTGTCATAAGTCATTGTTTCGAGCATTTCTTTTAATTGTGTTACAAGCTCTTTTTTATCTTCTCTTCCTCGACTTAAAAGATCAGATCCGTTTAGTGAAACATCACTACCAGGAACAGGAACTGAGGAGAACTTAGATCTAATTTCACCCAATTGTTCTTTACAAAGAGCAAGTGCAAATTGTCG